AACGGCCTGCCCTACGGCTGTGCCATCTTTACCCAGGATAGTCGCGGCCTGTGAAAGGGACTTGCCTACGTTGCCAAATACTAGACCAACTTGCTTAGAGAAGTCGCCGTCAACTGCACCGTAAACGGTGTTATTGCTAGTACTTTTGCTCAGGCCAAACCAGCTACTGGATGTGGTGGAGACATCTGCATACTGCTGCACACCTTTACCGTCTTGCAGACCTGCAACACTGCCGTTGATAGTCAGTCCAGCATCTTGTATGGAGGTTGAGGTTTTGCCCCACAAACCTTGAAGCTTGTTGACAAGTCCGCCAATTACTGGCAGGTCTGTGAACATGCTGTTTAGGCCTCCTAACCCTAGAGAGTTTAGTATGGGGTCGCCCTGGTATCTTTGTGTCCCTGTTTGGATGCCCAAGTTGGTTCCAGTAGTCAGGCCTACAGTGCGTACAACCAAGTTGGCCAAACTACCAATGCCGCTGTCGATGCTGTGCAGGGACGCAAGCATTTTGGAGGTGAGGTCCAGTTGGGGTGATGCGATGGCCTCCAAGGTCTTGAGGCCTTCTTCGATGCTGTGGCTCTTAGCCGTGCTGTCACCAAGCACTGTGCCTGTGCCGTTGGCGGCTTGGCGTGCTGCAACATCAACCCCTCCGCCGCCACCGCTACCACTGACGGCAATACCCAGACCCGCCATGATGGCGGCCATAGCTGCCATGCGGGGGAAGGCGCTGTAAGGGTCGCCATTGGCTTGGTTTGAGATACCTGCAACGGCATTGGCGACAGCCACCTCCATTTGCGCAGCAGTTTGCACGGTGGCACTGGCAACTGCACTAGAAGCAATAACAGCATCTCCGGTAATCCAGGCGGCTACTTTTGAGCCGATAGCGGCAAGGTCTGCGGCCATAGTCTTGGCCGTCATAGCCAATTGGTATAGGCGTAGAGCTTTTTCAGTAGTAGCCATCAGCTTATAACCAGCGCTACCTTCCTTAAAGTACGTCTTAGCAGCCCCGGCCATAGAAGCATAGGCTCCTACCTGATCTTTCTCAGTCTTACGAATGAGTGCAGACTCCATCTTGGCTGCGGCAGCCAAATTGCTTTCACCGCCTCGGTCTTTCAAAGCCTGAATAGTGAGCATGCTTTCGGCATAGTCTTTGCCAGACTTCACCAAGACGCCCATAGCGTCTACCATACGGAAAATACCGTCATTAGAAGTGGTAAACGTGTCGCGCATAACTGCGCTCAACTCTTTAAAGCGGTCAATTGAGCCCTCTAAACCCAGGTCGGCCTTTATACGCAAAACATCGCTGTCTACGGCTTTGTTATAGCCAAGTGTGGCTGCACCCGTGCTGGCCGTCTTACCGATTCCAATGGTGGAGTCTCTCCGCGCTGTCAGGGCTGCAATCTGATTTTTAAGTCCAGCTACGACAATGTCGTAGTCTTTAGTGCCGCTAAGTCCAGCCTGAATGCTGTTGGTTACAAAGTCTTGTAAAGACTTGTTAGCTTTCTCAAGCTCTCTATTAAGTGGCACAACCGCTTCTTCAAACTGAATGCCCATCTGCATTGCAGCCTCAGCGGCGGCTCTTTCAGCTTTTTGAATAACAGTTACCTTCTCCATCACTATGTCATAAGCGTGAGCAAGGTCTGCTAAGCGGCTCTGCTGTTCGTTGTTACGTGCTGCCTTCTCTTCCGCAACACGGGTGTCTTCCAGAATCTTATTGACCACACCTGCGTAAGAGTATTCAGCCTTCTGCATGCGCATGTACTTATCTTCTTCTATCTTAGAGATAGCGGCAGCATTTGTGGCAGCTACTGCCTTATACTGGTCGTCTAGTGATTTCAGTTTCTCGGTAAGCGTACTACGTTTTTGAGTAACTATTTCCGCTCTCTGGTCTTCACTCACTTTCAGATGGGCAATCTCAAACTCCGTAGCATCAGTATGAGCCTGCTTAAGTCGCTCGTATTCCGCTAGCTCCTTAGCACCTGTCTCGTTAATCTTGGCAATTCTGGAGTCTTCGCTGGTAGTCGTAAGCAGCAAAAGCTTAGCACGATAGGTGCCCTCACTGTCGAGCTTTGCATCGTGCATTGCTTCCAGTAGCGTGCGCTCTTTCTCATACTGGTTTTGCAGCACAGACAGTTCAGCGTTGCCAAGTTCCTTGATCTTGGCCATGTTATCTACGACAGTGGCCGCTGTCAGGGAGCGTTCGCGTGGACTTCTGCCTCCACCGCTACCCGCCGTTTTTAGTGTGGCTGCGGCTGCTTCGGCAGCAAGTCTCGCCGCCTCTTTGTCTGCTTTGGCTTGAGCGTCTAGCCTGTCTTTTTCCCCTTTTTTAACAATGGTTAGACGACTAGCCTCAATCTTTTCCGCAGTAGAGTTTATAAGCTTTTCATTCTTGATCATCTCTACCAGAATAGCGGCAGCTTCACGCTTCGCGTGTGCCGCCATGAGCGGTCTACTTTCAGTTTCAGCAGCAGCAGAAGCCTTAGCGTATTTCTCAGCAAGCGCGCCCTGTGCATCTTTCAAAGTGCCCAGGAGTTTGTCTTCAGCCGTAACCTCGCCTTTAAGTAACAGATTGTTGCGATCTGTGAGCTTTTTGATTTCTCTATCTAGTTGACCTTCAATGATCTTACCGTTCTTCACCACACTGTCGGCTGTGCCACCCATAGCCGTATCTGCGGAGCCTTCCAGGCTAAAGAATGTGTAAGCCAAAAGACCTACTGTGGTTACCAAGCCCACAATTGGGTTAGCCAGGAAAGCCGCAATAGCGGCCATGCCGCGCATAGCCGAAGCTGCCAAAGTGGCTCTGGCAGTGGTAGCGGCCATCGTGGTGGCCATGACAGCCTGAGCCTCTGCGTGTGCAATCGTGGCTGCCACAGAGACAGCCTGAGATTTAGCAAGTGTGCTTGTGGCTACCGTAGCAGTAGTATTGGCAGTAGCTAGTCTATAAGCCGCGCCTACACCCATACCCATAGCCGTGCTAGCCGTGGCAATCGCCACAGCAAGTGTTTGGAAGATAGAGATGCCAGCGCTGATAACTTTGAAGCCTGCCCAGACTTCAAAGAATAGGATCAACTCGCTGGAAAACTTTTTAATTAGGCTGTAGAGGCTAAGCACAGCGTCAACCATGCCAGCAACACCCAATTTAAAATTGTCGCTGCTAACTATAGCTGTAACGTCAGTGATAAAACCTTTAAAGCCAGAAGAGTAAGCTTCAAAGACCTGATCCAAAGAGCCCACCAAAGCCCCCTGAAGGATGTTCAGAGCACCTTTGGTCGTGTCCATCAAACCCTTGGCAGCATTGAACAGACTGCTGGGGTCCACATTTTCCAAGGTAGAGACCATAGCCTTAAGGTCAACAGTCCCTTCCCGGATCATGGAGAAGTAGGTCCTAACTCCTCGGTCAACAAAGAGCTTGGCCAAAAGCTTGTCCGCATCCTTAGCTTTTAGCTTATCAGCAGCATTAGCAATATCTGTAAAGATGTCTACGCCAGACCTCTGCGTACCGTCAGGTTTAAAGACCTCGATTGTGGACTTAGTGGCTTTCTCGAGTTCTTTAAGTGCCTTAATCGCAGGGCCAGAGCGCCCGTTAAGGTCTCTGTAAAAGTTGATAAGGGCTGTACCGCCGCTAGGCCCCTTGAGGCCAGCCTTGGCCAGAGCCCCCAGAATTGCGAGTGTCTCTTCCAAAGATTTGCCAAAACGTGTATTCGCCTCTGAGGCGTACTTCATAGAGCCTGCAATGTCTTCGACATTCAGCACACCAGACTTAGTGATCTGGAAAATCTGGGCAGCAACTTTGGTGCTATCCTTAGAACTCAAACCAAATAGTGCTTGAGTTTGAATCAGCAAATCTGTAGCCGTCTTAAGGTCTGTCATACCAACAGCAGCCAAATCTGCTGCTGGTCGTAGAGTCTGTAGAGCTTCGGCAGGGGTCTGTCCTGCCTGCCCAAGTCTGACCATAGCCTTGGCTAGGTCTTCCATAGTGAACAGTGTCGTCTGGTCGATGTTTCTCAGTTCCTGGCGAATAGCCGAACCCATGCCTTCTACAGGCTTGCCTAGTCCGTCCACAGTTTGGCCAAGCACTTCCATGTGCTTGATAAGGTACTCAATCTCAGAACCAATATCAAAGGTCTTTTTCAGCCCAAAGCTGATACCTGCACCAGCAAACAGTGGCACCAAGTTTCCCCAAGTCAACCACAGCAGGTCAAAGCCAGAAGCTAGACCACGAGCCATAGAGTGGACATCGTTTCCATCAAGTGTGAGTTGTTTGAACTTGGCACTCAGGTTACTCACTCTCCCAATGTCTTTTGGACTAGGGATAGCTTTTTGGTAAACGCCTAGGGCATCTGTAGAGCCTACTCGGCTACGAGCAGCAGCATTAGACGCTGAGCCATTGGAACCTACTGAGAGGCTCCCAGCAGAAGCGGCCTGAGAAGCCGTCTGAGAATCCGAAATAAACACGCCGAAGGCATTGGTGCGGCCACCTACACGGGCACGATTTTCCTGGGCAAGGATGCCGTCAGCCCTCCGCTTGGCCTCAGCTATGGTGGCGTTACTAAATACTCTGTCTGCTTTTAGCTGGATGTCGGTAAAGGCTTCCTTAGCCCTAGCACTCTTGGCATCGGAAGCTTGCTGTTGCGCAAGTTTTGTCTCCTCGGCTCTACGATGCAAAGCATTCACACCTGTCAGGTGTGTAACAACTGCGGCCTCAATCTGATTAAACGACAGGGTTACGCTAGCAAGTAGCTCCTTGGCATTTTTCTCGTTGATCTTCTTAACCTTGTCGCCAGACTTTAAAAGCATATCCTCAAGCTTGTTGAGGTCACTGAAAGTCTTGGTGATGCTGGCTTCTATGCCAATGGCCCCCTTAGCTTCTAGGGAGGCTAGCGCAGCTTTTGCGTCTGTAAGTCTGACACGGTTAAGCTTCTCGACGCTTGCAGTAAGCAAGTCGAGAGACTTCATCGTTTGGTTTACCTCAGCGCGGGCCTTGCTAAAGTCGATGTTTGAGTCGTCAGACATGAAAATTCCTTAAAATCGCAAAGCGATTTTAAGGTTGATTTTCGACCAGTCCAGGTCATCTGTGAGTTTTTGGGGACGCCCGTTTGGCTTCCTGCTTTTTATCGTACTCTTTGAGCCAACACAGGTCTATGGCGTGTACGTCTTCCCACATGCAGGTAAGTTCTGAGTGTGAGTAGTTGTGGGCGTGTGCCCACAAATAAAACTCAGAAAAAGGAAGCTCTGCTGGCCCCCCTGCGGTATAGTTTCTACTACCCTCTACCTCTCGCCAAATGGCATAAGGTATTCGCCATCGGTCATCCATTGTCGGTTTACTAACTAGCGCGGCTGGTTTAGTGCCCATCTCCTCCCACAGTTCTTGGAGGACAAGTTGATCTTGCCCCCAAGTGAACTGCCACTCAAACCAGCTTATGAGTTTTTTGTGTCTTCTTCATCTTTGACAGCCTTGAATGTCTCAAGGCTACCTGCTGCTTCCATCACGACGCGACGGAACTCTTTGAGGGCCAACAGTTTCTTGGCATTGGGCTTGGTGTAGTCCAGCATCTCAGCGCCAAACTTAATGGGGCGATTCCAGCCAAGCAGGATGGTTTCAGCCATCACAGAAATCAGAATCTCGTCACTCTTGGCCTGGGCCGCATCGCCCTTACTGTCCAACACTGCACGATTCTGCTTCACCAGCTTTTGCAGCATCTTGGCATAGTTGGGGTTGCCTTCACGGGCAATGGTGAACTTTACATCACCGCAACCGGGCAACTCAGTTTCTGTGCCTTCGACTTCCTTGGTGGTGTCTGTTGCAAAGGCAGCAAACAGGTCGATAGCTTGATTTGTAGATGTAGATGTAGACATTTGGACTCCAGGGTTGTTGAAGCCTGGAGTATAGCAGCAAAGTCTGGACGAAAAAAGACCTACCGGGTTGCCCCGGTAGGTCAATCTCGCTTCAACAACCAATCTGTCAGTATTAGACCACGGCTGCGCCGAAACGGTCCACAAATAAGAGCTTGCGCAGTGCAGCAACAGCGTTGCCGTCATCTGACAGGGCAGTGACAGAGATGTCAACCATCATGTCATTGTCTTTGCTGCCAGCGTTAGACTTCCAGCTTGCCAAGTTGCCAACGGGCACACTGAACATGTAGCCGTTACCGGCTGCATCGCTAGAGCCAAACATCACAGACATAGCAGCGTTGGTGCGGAACTTGGTGAACAGGTCTTTGTTCGCAAAGTAAACCTGCATGTTCATGGTGCAGTTGATAGTGCCAGAACCAATACCAACAGCGCCGAGTGTGCCAATAGCTTCCTGGCTGCGCAATGAGTTGTCAAAGTCCAGAGTAACAGACTTGACGTAAGTACCAGTAACAGGGGCACCATCCAACCAGATAGCGTTAGTCGCACCAGAGACACCGGAATGAATGTCATAGGTAGGTGCATCCTGCACAGTGCCTGGCAAATTGGTTGCTGTGTTCTCAATGGCCGACTTGCCCATGAAGTCAAAGCTAGCACTGGTCAACGAGCCAGAAGCCACGTTGAGGGACATCTTGCTTGGTGTCATGCCGCAATAGGCCATGTACACACCAATGTCGCTGGCCACACGTTCAAGTGTCCACGAGCTTTGAGTCACACCATGAGTCAGACGAGCCGCCTGAATCTGAATAGACTCACCAGCACTGACTGTAGCTGGTGTGCCTGTATCGAGTGTCAGAACCGTGGTAGTAGGTGCAGTGACAGTGCTGACACGCAAAATCTTGCCGTTATTGGCACCCGCACTGACCACACGGAACCACTGACCTTTTTGCAGGCTAGTAAAGATCGAAGAACCAGAAGTAGCTGAGGAAGCTGTGATGGCAGTAGCTGTGATGCCTGTAGTTGGTGTAGCAACACCAACACCATCTGTGCCGAACTCAGTAAACGTACTTTGCAGCACAGATTCCATGAGAGGTTCAAGGCCTGCATAGTGCATCTCAGCCTGCAAGCCGCCAGAAGCATTGGCCGTCACAGGCACCATGCTGTTCACTGTACGACGAGTATTGATTTCTTTGCTGGTCTCTTTAGAGATAGCGTAGTCCAAGCTTTCGCCAGTTACGCGAAGTTCAGTGGGGTTGCCAGCTACAGGAATAACACCAAAGACTGATTCCTTGATGATGCGTACCGCTACGGCGCTAGAAGAGGCAAGAGGCATGATAGTGCTCCGAGAAAGTGACTAAGACTAAGTTAAGCTGGAGTCTAGTCGCAACAGTGAAGGAAACAGCTTACACTTCCGTTTTCTGCAAACAAAAACTAACACTATCGGTTAGCTGGGTTGGTCAGACCAGAAAGGTATGACGGCTGGGTAGTAGACCCAGCCCAGATGTGGGCGCTTAGGCCCATAAGTACCCATCTGGGTCCGTACTTTTCCAAACTCTTTTCGCTGTAGGGCGGGCACAAACCAGTCAAGAAGCTTGAAGGCCTTACTTGTTCCCGAGCCTTCTGGTACAGCAGCAGCCAAGACTAAGCTTCCCCACACACGTTTCTCTGGGTTAGTGGCGAGTGCAGCCTGATCGCCTGTCAGAAGCTTTATCTCCACAGATAGAAATGGATCAGTCTGGGTTTTTGTGTCTACAATTATGACATTGTCATACTCTATGACTAAACCGTAGCCCAGACTAAAGCCTGCCTTAGCGGCCTCAATTGCGGGAACAATGTCAAGTCTTATGGATTCGTAGCTCATTTTATAAACTTAAAGTTAGCCTTCAGGTGGGCTATAACACCAAGTCCATCAGGAATTAGGTTTTCTGGGCGAAGGCGAACCTGCCCTGACTCTATCAGTTCGTGTACTGGCGCACGATTGACCAACTTTATATTGCTATTCCAGTGAATAGCTGCAATAGTTTCTTCGTTGTAGTAGTGAAGATTATAGGCTATAGCCTCTCTACTACCCGCCTGCTTTTCATGCCCTCTTAGGGCTTGCCACGGATCAACCTTGTACTTACCTGTGTAACTGACGGCTCCAGTTCTGGAGGTTTCTAACGCCCAGTTAACGGCATAGTTGCCGCTCCACTGAGGACTCACTTTTAGAGCCTCCATCAATACTTTACGTGTCTGTGACTGCACATAGGCTGTCGCCGTAGCCTTAATCTTTTTCTTCTGGGCTGCGGTTTTTGCCTTCCAAGCATTGACGTTTATAAGCTGAGGCATTAGTTCACACGCAGGTGTAAGTTGAATGCGTCAAGTTCTGGCTGAACAGCCCTGACTCTGTATCTCAAACCTGAGATTGTGACTGTAGTACCTATGCTCAAGGTAGACCCTACAAGGCAGGATACGTCGCCTGAGTTGTATCGGGGATCGGCCTGTGTGGCATAGCGGTAGAATTTGCTAGGCTCAAGCCTTATTCCTGTAATCGTAGCTGACGTTCCTGTAAACGTATCAGTCATCGGGTCAAAGGCAGAACCTGTCTGGACTGTCAATGAGACAATGTTGTTGCTGTCTATCTCGTCGCACTGCAGCAACAAGAATCCAGAAGATTCTTGGTGAGCCCCACGGACACGAAAAAGCGTTGCACCGATCTTTAGATAACTACCCTTGCTGACTGCTTCACTCTTGGAGGCATAAATATTCCAGAAAGGGTCATACTCTGTGTCCGTGACGCCGTTAACTGTGTCCTTAAGGTAATCCTTACTGACGTAAAGAGCATACCCTGTCGTTCCTGCGCACACCTGTCCAGGCGTAAGCAACTCTGCGCCGGATGAGACCTTTTTCATCCAGTAAGCCTGTCGAATTGCAGTGTTGTAAATGCCGTCTACGTTGCCTTCACCGACAATCCAGGTCTCACCGAGGAAGGAGATTGTCCTGCGTGTAGGTATAGCTGTACCCGGCTTAACCGACAGGGTTCGCTTCTTGGCTGTAGTGCCGTCAGGGGCACTCTCGTCAAAGCTGGAGAACTGCCCATAAAAAGCTGCAACGCTAGTGTACGCATCAGCAACGCTGATGTCATCGAAGTGGCAGGCAACCGCGAACAGATCAGGCATGGTTAAGTCCCTGTCACTGGGTCTACGGCAAGGCCGACAGATTTCAGCATCGCTGAAGAAGCACTTGACACAACTTGGTTACCTGGGTAAAGTATCTGGTAAATAGCTGCAAGTCGATAGCGCATACTGTTTAGTTGTGCAAGGATTCCATCTTTGGTGTCCTTCCAAACATCTGTTTGACGCTGGAACTCAGCCCTGCCATCGGTCAACGACTTGACGCTAAACATAGGCAGTGATACGGTAAGGTGGTTAGCTAATGAATAGAGCGCATACATCTTAACGGCATCTAACAGCTTATGCTGCTGCATTGAGGGCGATGGCAGGGCCTTTACCAATTCATAGTCTTCCTGGAGACTGGCGTGTATGTCTTCCAGGGCTTGTTCAACCACGATTGGGTATAACCCAAGGTCTAGCTGTACGTCTGACAGCTCGGTAGTGGAAACACCAAGAACTGCACGAACTTCGTCCTTGGTGAAATAATCGGGGTATAAAACGGAATGAGCCATAGGGAGCTATTGTGCTTCCTATGGCTCAGTCAGGTACTTACACTATTCAATTTTGAGTGTGTTGGGTCTGGGTATGCGCTACAATGTGCCACATCAACAAAGGAGTGCCTATGAAAAAAGAAGTAACAATACACCTAAGAGTACCCGCTCCACTATTAGCCCTTTTAAAGGCTGAGGCAGAAAGACGAGATGTTTCTCTTAGTCAGGTAGTTAGAGAACTGCTAACCGATAAGGGCCTATCACATGGGAAGTAAGCAAACTTTTGAACAGGTAGTTGCGAAAGCTTCTCTGAAGCATAACAACAAATATACATATGTCAGCATGGAAAATGGTAAAATAACTTTTATCTGTCCCACACACGGACAAATAACAGGTAATAGACCAGACCACTTAAGTGGTCATGGCTGTAAGTTGTGCGGAAACTCCCGCAAGAATGTCTTAAAGACTTATACCTTACAGGAGTTTGCTAAGAAGGCAAATGAAACTCACCACAGTAAGTATGAATATGTAGCCTTAGAGTCTAAAACTGTAGAGTACAATTGCAAAGCACATGGCAAGGTTGTGCAGAGCAGGTCAAACCACCTGAGTGGTACAGGATGCCCTCGCTGCGGTAAGACTAAGAAAGCTGCTGCGGTATTAAAATTTCCAGACATAGAAAGACAATGCAAAGAAGTGCATGGAGATAAGTACGCTTATCTAGAGTACGAGAGTGGATACCTAGTCTACATCTGCACTAAACATGGTGAGGTACTACAGAAAGCAGCAGACCACATAAGAGGCTACGGATGTGCTGCCTGTAGTGCATCCGAAGGCGGCTTGAAGCGTACACTGGGATTGACTGAGTATGTAGCCACTCTGCCAGAGTGGGCAAAAGGTTTAACCTATCTCGAAATAGATAGGCAGAATGTAATGTATAGCTGCCCCTCCCACGGATTGAGGGTGCAGCATAAGTACACCCATAAAGTAGGACTAGGTTGTGTCTCTTGTAGTGCAGGTCAGCAGAAATCTAAATTTAGTGACCAAGTTTCTGAGTGGCTTACCTCTCAAGGTGTGAAGCACATACTGGAGACTGGACTACCGTACAAGGACACTACATACAAGGCTGATATATTGGTGGATAAGCTAGTCTTAGAACTCAACGGAGATTACTGGCATTCAGAAGATAAGGTAGGCGCAGGGAGACATTTAGAGAAGTACAGCTTAGCTTCACAGGCTGGGTATGATTTTTTGATGTTCTCTGATAACGAGTGGCAGCAAAGCCAGGAGGTCATCAAGCGGTCAATCCTGAGTCGCCTAGGTCTTCTACCTAAGTCTGTAGGTGCAAGAAAGCTACAGGTGGTGAAGCTATCTGCATCTGATGCTAGAGAACTACTTGAAGCAAATCATATACAGGGTTATTGCAACGCTGACCTGTGGTTAGGCCTTGCTGAAGCGAGTGTTGTGGTAGCGGTTGCTGGCTTTAGTTTGAAGCTCCCTGGACGTGGTAGTAGGTTCTCACCGACCACCTGTGAGTTGGTAAGGTTCGCCACATCCAAGGGTGTTCAAGGTGGGTTGAGCCGCCTGATAAGTCATGCACACAAGCTACTAGGCTTCCAGACACTGAATAGTTTCTCTGATAACAGATTCTTCTCAGGACAGGCCTACACCAAGGTGGGGTTCAAAGCTGCTAGGCAGGTAGCCCCCAGCTATTACTATGTAAAGTCTGGTAATGTGATTAACAAAGCTTCTCTGCAAAAATCCCGTATAGCGAAGAATCAAAATCTGCTCTATGACTCTTCGCTAACAGAGAAAGAGTTAGCTGAGCTAAACGGCTACAAGCGCGTCTATGATGCCGGGAAGACCTTGTGGGTTATGAGCTTCCCTACGCAGATTACTTCGCAGTAGCCGTCTTTGCAGCAGCCTTCACTGGTGCAACTACAGGAGCAACCACTGGAGGAATAGGGTCAACCACCACTTCAGCAGGCGCAGGCACCGGAGTTTCTTCTACAGGTGCAGTAGGGTCAGGGATGCTACGAATAGTAGGCTGCTGAGCAAGCCACTTAGTAACAGAGGCTTTGGTAGGTACACCGGGCTGAAAAACTGTCCCGGACTCCCCATCTGCAAGTGGGTACGATCCAAAGTTCTGAAACCATTCACCATCTTTGTCTACGATATGCATGAGAGATACTCCTATTTTTTAAAGAAAAGAAAAGGAGCCTAAGCTCCTTTTCTGAGGACTACCTAGGGATTAGGCAGTGATGGTCAGCACATCGAACGGGGTCAGTTCGCTGTCACCGAAGCTGCGGTAGACAGCTTCAGACCAGTCCCAACGCATGACGGTAGACCGTCTGAGTGCGAAGGCTTCAGCAGCAGTGTAAGACGCCGCAGAATTCGTCACACGTGTAACAGCCTTATTGGCATCCAAGGCCCACACGGTGTTAGCTGGCACTGGGCCACCTTCAGCAGCGGAGTCCACGATCATGAACTTGACATTGCTGCCAAATGTGATCTGGGCCATATTCGCTGGCACAGCTTGTGGGTCGATACGGGCCAGAGTTGGGTCGTAGTTGTTCGAGCCTGGGCGACCAGTACGAGCTTCGATCTTCAGATAGGTGTCAATGTCACAGATGATGTGAGTAATTGCACGTTTCTTGCGGTTACGAGCCAGGAACTTGACCCAAGCTTTGTGTGTCAACACGCCGCCAGTAGAAGCTGCATCCAGAGAGGAAGAGGTCACGGCGCTGATAGCACCAACAACCAGATCGCCGTCACCAGAGAACAGGGCGCTCAGGTAGCTGTAGATACGCTGGTCACGTTCAACTTCCACGTAACGTGCAATAGACATTGCAATCACGTCGATGGTCAGGCCACGTTGAGCTTTGTCGCTGAACTCGATACCCATCGAGAAAGCGGGCAGAGAGCGAATGCGCTCAGCGGTGCTCAGACGCAGCATGCTGGAAGGCTCAGAGAACTCAGACACGCGCTGTGCCTTAGCTTGCTCAGGACCGCCAGTGGTGCCGTAAGACACTACAGGCTGGATGAAGTTGTCACCGTTGATGGCAATTTCTTGCTTAACCATCTGGTTGAAGGTCACTTCATCAGTCACACGGTCTTGGGCGATCAGGTCTTCAACGATGTCGATGATCGCCACAGGAGCCAAAGAACGAGCGGCCACACCGAAAGGACTACCCTTGTCGGAGTTGTTGGTGACACCAGCGGCTTGATAGCCAGCTTTGCCGTCCAGCACGTCAGCCATAGTAGCTGCACGCAGGCCGAAGGAATTGGCACCAGGAAGGATCAAGCCTTCAGAAGCGCACAATTGACGGAACGGGGTGCCGTGAGCAGAGTCAGCATCAGCCGCAAATCTGCGATTGAGCAGGGTAGCCACATTGGTGCCAGCGTCAAGCGCCTCTTTGTGGATGTCAGCGGTAATCTCAACTTGTTGAGCGTTACCTTTTTTGTCAAGGAAAAATGCCATGATTAAATACTCCTATTCAGTAGAGGGTTGGCTTAGTTGGACACTCGTTCGATAACGATGGTCGTGCCCACTGCACCAGTACCAACCGTACCCAAACTCACAACGCGCCATGCGAACAAGGACTCCTTGATAGCCAAGCCAGCAGCAGCCAGATCAGCAGGGGCTGCACCGGGTTGCGCAGTGGCCTTACAGACCCGAGCAAACTCAGCAGTTGCCGTGCCCTTGGCGACTTGGGTGCCAGTGACAACATAGTCGCCAACAGCAATTGTGCCAGTGCCTGGGGTAGCTTGCAGGCCGTCAGCAGTGGCAAAAACTTTGCCTTCCTGCACCACAGAACCCACAGAGTAGCCGCCAGAAGTAGCGTTCTCAGTAGAAACAACGAAACCTTCGATGACTTCGCCAGCAGCAGTCAAGTCGTAGCGGGATTCGCCCACGAGTTTGACAATCTTGCCAACGTCCACATCGGACATGCGCTGGGCCAGCGAGGTGCCTGCACCCAGACGGGCAACAGTCACTCTTGCGATTGGCGCAACAGGGGTAATGTAATGAGCTTGTGCCATGTTGGAAACTCCTTATCTGGCTTTGGTGGATAACAACGCTGCGGCGAATAGCGGATTCACCTGAGCTTTAGTCTCAGGTTCGTCCACTTGGGTGGTGGCAGCAACACTACCCACCTTAAACTTGGCTTTGAACAACTCAGACAGGCGAGTATGTTCAGACAGCACTTCGGCTGGAGACATAGCAGCCACAGCTTCGGACTTCACACCAAAATGCAGGCCCATAGTCTTGACAGACGCACGGGCGATTTCAGTAAAGGCCGACGCCTGGGCTGTCAGGGCGTCAAAATCTTTTTGCAACTGACCTGCCTTCGCTTCAGCAGTAGCGGCAGCAGTCGTAGCTGTAGCTAGCATGCCCTGCAAGACGGTCAAAGCATCTACGGTTGCAGCGGTAGGCGGTTCGGTAACTGTAACATCAGTGGCTGGCTGGGTGTCAGCACCTGGGGTGGTGACAGTTGCTGCTGTTGTGTCAGCAGAAAGATCAACGCCAGCGGCCATTGCTGCGAGGATTTCTGGTGTCAGTGGTTTGGGCATTGGTGTTCCTTCAGAAGTTGGCTGATTATCGGCCAAACAGGCCTGAGCAGTCGAGGCTCTTGCTTGAACAACCTTAGAATTGGTCGTCATAGACGCAGAAGTTCCTCGTTGAGTCTCTGCTTTCTTGCTAGTTCCTAGCTTCATGCACTTAGCAAAAGCGTCTTCCAGGGTTCCCACCTTGTCAATAAGGCCTGCGCTCACAGCCTCTTTACCCAAGAACTCTCGACCTTGGCCAAACTTTTCATCAGCCACTTCGTAAGATACTTGGCAGTAGTCGGCCATTGCACCGATAAAAATCTTGTAGAGACCGTCAGCTTGGCGCTGGAAGTTTTCACGAGCCTTGTCTGGCAGAGGTTCATAAGGTGTGGCCAGCGCTTTTTCTGCTCCTGCCCGAATAACCGTTACTTTAACGCCCATTTCTTCAAGCATCTTGGAGCGTTCCATGTGCACCATGATGATACCGATACTGCCGGTAATGGAGGTTTCAGCACAATAGACGTATGAAGCAGCCCGGCCAAGCCATGTTGCAGCACTGCCCATGACTCCACCAGCATAGGTGACTACAGGCTTAATAGCGTTGACACGAGAAATAACTTGCGACAGTTCGTGTACGCCAGCAACGGCACCACCACCAGAATCCACATTCAGCAAGATAGCCGAGACGTTGGGATTAGATACAGCAGCAGATAGTGCACAACGTAGATCATCGTAACCCACAGCCCCGTAAAAGAGACCATAGCCTGCACTGCCTGACACAAGTGAGCCCTTGATGTGGATCATGGCCACACCGTCTTGGACGTTGAGCAGTTGTTCAACCACTACGTCTTCATAGCCAGAGTCAGAGGCAAACTCAGGTTTCTCAGACGCCTTGATGGCCGCATGCAGTGACATGTTGAAGCTCTGTTGGCTACCTAGCCAAAGCTGCTCGTCTTTAAATTCGGGTCGGGATGTAGGCATGTGCGTGACTCTAATGTATTTCTAGGAACAGGACTCACCCAAAATTCAAATAATCAAGATTTTGGTGCGGCTGGTGTATCTGGTGTTGTTTTCTGCTTCAAAGCACTTGTACCACTATCAGGATTAGCGTTGTTCTGGCCTGGAGTTTTGAACATAGTGCCAGTCAGGGGCTTGTAACCTGCTGGTGGCAAATTGCCAGTCAACATAACGCTAGCTTCCTCGTCAGAGATGAGGCCAAGGCTAAGCTGTTCCAAAACACGAGACTGCTTCATAGCCTTGTACGCTTCCAACTCGGCATCAGGGCGCAGGTCCAGTGCTGCGTACTTGAACTCTACATAAACATCTTGGCCAAGCAAGCGGGTAGCAATCGTCAGCGCACGGCTGTAAGCTTCGTTCAGTTTGACGCGCAGCATGTTAGCTTGCTTCAAATATAGGACGGCCTCTGTGGATGAAGTGTTACTTGTACTCCCGTGTCCAAGCACAACAGGCAAAGTCTTAGCCCCTGCTGCAAGCTTTCCATTGATGACCTTTTGAATCCGCTCGATAATCTGTGCTGGGTCTTTACCGCCGTCAATGTAGCTATAAGCTACTGCGTCGTAAGAAACAAGCGCATCTTCCGGTGCCAGACTGTTGACTACGCTCTCTACCTCGTCAATCAGGGCTTGTTTATAGGTAGAAAACTTAACAGCGTCCGCCAGAATATCAGGCGGAGTCATCTTCTTCACCTTCTCGCTATCGAGAATGGCATTCAATCTTGGCAGGACAGCACGCTTCAACGCTCTGCGCGTATCGTTATTGAAGTCCAAGTCCTGCATGATGGGCTGTATAGCGGCTTCAAGGTAGCTGCCTGGATACGCCTCATTCAGGTGCTGGTCTACAGTCACGTAAACAATGGTGGGCAAGTCCAGGTCAATCTCTACACCACCTACATACTGGACCAGACGGAAGGACGAGTCCTCTTCGTACATCTTCAACGTAGCCACTGCCACTGGATTCATTGACGCAGGGACTCGTGCCTTGTCAAGGGCAACTTCAAGGCACAAAGCACCTTCGATTAGAAGTTCCAGAGACAGTTGCTCAGACAAGCTTTGCAAGCCCTGCTGCACACCCATACTCCCGTCCACATTCCCCATATAGGTCAGGCGACGTAACAACTCCTGGGCTAAGCCAGTAGCCGCTGGGTTGATTTTGCCGTCCATGTCACGGGCAATAGCTGTAAACTCTTCTGGAATCCCAGTCCGTAAAAGAAAGCTGACAGCGCTAGAAAGGTCAGGGCTAGTCTTGACTAGTTCTCGAATTACCGCTTTTGTAGAGCCAAGACTCCGCACGGAACTTAGGCGGTCAAGAGCCGACAGGCCCCTGTCAATCTTTCTGATAGCCGCCGTGCTGGGAGTAGCCGACGTTCTGTAGCCAGGAACAGTCTGCACACCCTTGGGCGCTTTTGGGATGGGCATTGGAGGCAGCATAGCTGACTCAAACACTGTGTCAATTCGTGATAAGAAGCTCATTTGTGTCCTTGCAGGTTATGTCTAGCATTGTCTACTATAGACACCCAGATCAGTAACCTAGAAACCTACCCGTGGGCACGCCCAGCTTGGGACCAGAGCATAACCTAATCTACCCGTCTAAGTCTAGCCCAACTTACTTCATTTTCAAGGTGAATTTCTTGACCAAGCTTGAGCCGCCCCAGTCGTTCCCTGTGGCTGTCCCTTGTAATTTACAGGCCAAGTAGAGGTAAAGCATAGAAAACATCATGTGATCGTTCCCGTCTGACTTCTGCCAGATGAACTGTAACTCGTCCCCTTGGAACACCTGTGTCCGCTTAAGGCTGAGCATGTGCTCCATCAATCTAGAGTCTTCCACATCGTTCTGCTTTGTGACAAAGACCTTCCCTGCCTTAATCAAGTCCCTCAAGCTATCTAAACTCGCCGTTCTATTCGACTTGACCAAGTTTAAATTCAGCTTTCCCTCCTCTGCGTTCTCCACCTTCCGCTGCAAGGTGTACATCTCTGGAGTCTTCGCCGTCGAGAAGATACAACCCCAGGCGTTAGGGTCCCAGTCACAGATACTCATAATCATGCTTGTGTATGGGTACACGTCATGGACGGAGATAATGACACGATACTGCATTATCAACTCTCGTCTTCTCTCCTCAAACTTACCAAGCGGCACCATCTCTCTATGCACAACAAGTAACTCGCCCGTCGCGGTCATTCTGCCTACAGTCACAGCACACAGCAAGCCCATGTCCGCGCCTAGGAAATGTACCTCGCTACTGGACAAGTCCGCCTGAACCATACACCGTTCTATGTCTACCTTGGTAAGCTGCTCGTTCGTATCCTCTGCCGTCTCACCTAGAACCTGATTCTGCCACTCAGCCCTCGTATTGAATTCTGTACTAGTCCGAACCAAGTACGCAGGCAAAAGCAACTGACAAGCAGTAATCGGTGATACGTAGTAAGTGTGTGCTTCATAGTTATCCTGTAAGTTTTCTAATACCCACTGCAAATTCTTAGGGTCAAACCTGGGGTCTCTGCCACATGAAGGGCATTTCCAGTAAGCGTCTTGCCACTGTACGTCTTTAATGTTATACTTTGTCAACTCGCTCAGGTCTCTGTCGTATCCTGGGATTACCATATCGCTATGGTAACTAGGCAACCATGT